GAAACACATAAATCACATATTGATGTATCTTATCCATCAAAGGCAGCTATTTTTTATATTAATACAAACAACGGCAGTACAATATTAGAAGATGGAAAAAAGATAGACTCTATTGAAAATAGACTACTACTATTTGATGGACATAAACCACACAGATCTACATCATGCACAAATGAAAAAGCTAGAATCAATATTAACTTTAATTATTTTTAAATGGAAAACCTGTCTTATTGGTATCTAGATAATGTTTTTAATAAAGCACAGTGTAAAAAATTAGTTACATATATTAAAAACAATCATGATGGGGTAGAATCTAAAAAAGATAAACCTAAAGATCTACAAGGTAATGTTATAAAAAACACACATACCGTATCAATACGATATAAAAATATTAAAAAATATTTAAGTGATGTCCCTGATTATATAAAAGATATAAATAGGAGAGAGTTTGGTTATATCATAGAAAAATTAGACAATGACTCTTGTATCTTAAATACTTACAAAGAAGGTGATTCATGTGGATGGCACAGCGATGCAACTAATAGTCCTTTGTTTGACTGTAAGTTAAGTGTTACAATAGATATTTCTGATAAGTATGAAGGTGGAGAGTTCTACATTTTTCAAGGCGGCGAGAGACTAGTGTCTGAATTAAAACCTGGTAATTTAATTATTGCAAAATCTTATGTTAATCACAGAGTTGCACCAGTAACAAAAGGAGAGAGAAATACTTTAACTATATTTTTTAATGGTCCAAAAATGAGATGAGTATAGTTAAAAAATTTTCTAAATATTTAACAGCCATTGAATACCCAAAGAAAGAAACAACATGGAACATAGCTGGTATTTTAAAAGGTAAAAATGCTTTCTATAGATTTGATGTCAGAGAGATGTTTGAAATGCCAGATGGCACTCCAGCTCAAAGCGGACGTTTAAATACTAGGGCTGAAAAAATGGTTATTGAACGTGAAAAAGATTGGATAATTCTAGATTTAGAGGAACTTCATGAGTATATTAGAAGGGAGAATAAGACAAAGGTCTATGTAAATGATTTGATCTCTGATTTAGAATGGACTATATTTATGGCCAAAAAGTAGTATAATGGTATATTATGGCATTACAAAAAGTACAGTTCTTACCAGGTTTCAATAAACAGATTACAGACACTCAAGCAGAAGGTCAGTGGGTAGATGGTGATAACGTTAGATTTAGATATGGTACACCTGAAAAAATAGGTGGTTGGCAGCAACTAGGTAACAATAAACTAACAGGTTCAGCTAGAGCCATGCACCATATTGTAAATAGAAGCGGTCAAAAGTATTCTATTATAGGAACAAACAGAATTTTATACGCTTATTCAGGAGGTGTCTTTTATGATATACACCCTATCAGAGATACAAACACACTTACTAGCGCTTTTACTACAACTAATGGATCAGCTGTAGTTACAATAACTTTTTCCTCTGGTCACAGTCTTGTGCCTGGAGACATAGTATTACTAGATAATTTTAGCACTATTACAGGCTCTGATTTTGGAGCGTCTGATTTTGATGATAAAAAATTTATGGTGACTTCTACACCAACAAACGTAACGATAACAATTACAATGCCGTCAAATGAAACTGGAGCAGGTGCTACAACATCTGGAGGTATTAGAGTTCAATCTTATTACTCTGTTGGACCAGCAGAACAGTTACCAGGGTTTGGTTGGGGTTTGGCTTCTTGGGGTGGCACAGTGGCTAACGCACTTACTACAACTTTAAATGGAGCTATCGATGCGTCTACAACAACAATAGTTTTAACAAGTGTAGTCAATTTTCCATCAACAGGTACAAATCACATATCGATTGATAGTGAAGATATTTCTTACACTGGAATATCAGGCAACACATTAACAGGCGTGACGCGAGGAGCGAGAGGCACAACAGCAGCATCTCACTCTGATGGTGCAACAATTACAAACACATCTGACTTTGTGGCATGGGGTGAAGCAGCATCAGGAGATTTAGTAATTGATCCAGGTCTTTGGTCTATTGATAATTTTGGTGGTAAAATTATTGCGTTGATACACAATGCACAAGTTTTTGAGTGGGACTCAAACGCTGCCAACGCGACGACAACAAGAGCAACAATTATATCTGGCGCACCAACTGCATCAAGAGACATGATTGTATCTACACCTGATAGACACTTAGTATTTTTTGGAACAGAAACCACAATAGGAACACCATCTACACAAGATGAAATGTTTATAAGATTCTCTAATCAAGAGGATATTAACACGTATACACCCACAGCAACTAACACAGCCGGCACACAGAGATTAGCCGATGGTTCTAGAATTATGGGAGCTGTTAGAGGTCGTGATGCAATCTATGTTTGGACTGACACTGCTTTATTTACACAAAGATTTATCGGTCCACCTTTTACTTTTGGTTTTGCGCAGGTAGGAACTAACTGTGGTTTAATTGGTCAAAATGCTGCGGTAGAAGTAGATGGTGCTGCGTATTGGTTCTCGGAAAATGGTTTCTTTAAATATGCTGGTGCCCTACAATCATTACCATGTTTAGTAGAAGACTTTGTTTATAATGATTTAAATACTACAGCCAATCAACTTATCAACGCTGGACTAAATAATTTGTTTGGTGAAATTAATTGGTTCTATTGTTCTTCTGGTGCAACAGTTATTGATAGATGTGTAACTTATAACTACGTTGAGTCTACACCTAACAGACCTGTTTGGACTACAAGCACATTAGATAGAACGACATGGCAAGACTCTGCTGTATTTGGTAAACCCCATGCTACAGATTATGATGCTGACTCCAACAACTCTTATGATGTTGTTGGTAATACAGATGGATGCACAATCTACTACGAGCATGAGACAGGCACAGATCAAGTGACAACAACAGCTACAACAGCAATAACTTCTAACATTGAATCTGGAGACTTTGATATTAGTCAAGGCGGTGATGGTGAGTTCTTTGCAAAGATAAGAAGATTCATACCAGACTTTGTATCTCAAACTGGTAACACACAAATTACATTACAATTAAGAAACTATTCTAATGATTCACAGGCAAGTTCTGCACTTGGGCCTTTTACAATTAGTTCATCAACAACAAAAGTTGATACTAGAGCTAGAGCCAGAGCTGTGTCTTTGAAGATAGCAAATACAGCTGCTTCACAGAATTGGAAATTAGGTGGATTTAGATTAGATATACAACCGGATGGTAGAAGATAATGGCAAAGATAGTGCAGATATTAACAAGACCCGCTAGAGAGTATAGTCAAGATGTTGCTGATGCGCAGGTTAGAGATCTTGACAGTATAGTGCAAAAATTAAATACAACGTATCAACAAGAACTAAAGGATGAAGTAGACGCGCAAAACTTCTTTTTAAATTAATGTCAAATAGTTTTATAAACGCAAAAGTAGATTTAACATCAACAGACAACACAACGTTGTACACAACTCCAAGTGCTAACGTTGCTTTAGTTAAATCTTTATTAATATCAAATGATGCGGGATCTGCCTGTAATATAACTGTTACATTGACAGATGCTTCTGGTAATGTGTTTAGCTTATTCAAAACAAAGGCAATAGACACAAATACAACAACCGAACTTTTAACTCATCCTCTTGTGGTGGAGGAGAGTGAGATACTAAAGGTACAAGCTAGTGACGCGAATGAGCTGCACGTTATAGCTTCTATACTACAAATACAGCCAAGAGAGGTAACTACATAATGTTAGAATTAAAACCAGAAAAAATTATAGAAACTATATCCAACTTAAAAACTGGTGAAATATACAAGGATGAGAAGGAGTGGAAATCTAAAGGGGTGCCTGAAAAGGACATTCGGAGAGATGTTAAGGTAATTATGCCAAGTCTTGATTTATTACCAAAAACCAAGTAGATTGGAGTTTACAGGATTTAAAACCTGCCAACAAGGATTTAACTAAATATGCCAATAACAAGAGGACAGATGAAAAGACAATTACGCATGGGTGGTGGTATTATGGACGCTATGCCTAGACAAGGTTTCTTTTTAGGTAAGGTAGCAAAAGCCGTAACTAAACCATTTAAAAAAGTTGTCAAAAAAGTTGCTGGTGGTATAGGAGATATTTTATCTTCTGATGCAGGTAAACTTGCTCTTCTTGGATTAGGAGCATATGGGTTAGGCACGGGATCTTTTGGTCTACCTAAATTAGGTATGCCTAAATTTGCAACAGATTTTCTTGCTAAAGAAGGAGTAAAAGGAACTTTGGGTACACTTGTAGGAGGTTCTCTATTGGGTGGCCTAATGTCTAAAGCTCAAGAAGGAGACGAAGAAGCTATTGCAGCAACTAGAAACGTTGATTCTTTAAAAACTTATTTAAGACAAGGATATAGAAATTTAAAAAGCTTTGTAAAAGAAGACGGCTCTGAAGATGCAGAGGCACTTGAGGCTCAAGTAAATAGAGATGTCTCTGAATATTCATCTGGAGCCGGAGGCTACGCAGAAGGTGGTAGAATAGAATATGCTATGGGTGATAGCGCTAGTGATAACGCTATACAAGCAGCGGGTATCGAGGGACTGCCTGTAAGGCAAAATCCTAAAGGTGTTAAAGAGCTAGATCTTAGAGAAACTGGTGGATTTATACCTCCAGTTGGTATAAAAGAAAAAGAGGACGATATCCCAGCGATGTTGTCAAATAACGAATTTGTATTCACAGCCGATGCTGTAAGAGGTATGGGCGAAGGTGATGTTAACAAGGGTGCTGAACGTATGTATAACATGATGAAAAATTTAGAAGCAGGAGGAAGAGTATAATGGCAGAAGTGCAATCAGTAAGACAATTACCACCTGAGTTTATAGAAGCGGCTAGCAAAACATATATAGATGATTTACAAAAAGCAGTTGGTGGTTTTAAGACACAAGACTTATCGCAAGCTATGGGTCGACAGTTTGTTGCTGGACCTGGTGCATTAACAACACAAGCAGAAGGACTTGCTTCTGGTCTTGGTGGTTTTCAACCTTTCTTAAATCAAGCAGCGGCAGCAGAAACAGCAGCCGCAGGTTTAGCTTCTCCAACAGCTTATCAATCTTACATGTCGCCTTTTCAACAAGACGTTATCGACACAACTCTTGCAGAGTTTGACAGACAAGCTGCTGCAGGTTTACCTGCATTATCCAATCAAGCAATTCAAGCTGGAGCTTTTGGTGGTGGTAGAGAAGGTGTACAGAGAGCCGAATATCAAGCGGCGAGTGACAGAAATCGAGCAGCGCTACAAGCACAATTATTAGGACAAGGATTTACACAAGCACAAAATTTAGCGGGTCAAGCTTTTAATCAACAGAGAGCATTAGCTGCTGGTCAATTAGGATTAGCGCAACAAACACCAGCATTATTAGGACAACAGATTGGTGCTTTAACTACATTAGGTGGTCAACAACAAGCAAGACAACAGCAATTATTATCGGCTGATCAACAACTTGCACAAAGACAAGCATTTCAACCTATAGAAGCAGCGCAAATTTTAGGTAGTGGTATAGTGCCTTTAATATCAGGATATCCTGGTGCAGAAAAAACTTTAACAACACCAACACCAAGTGCATTACAAACAGGATTAAGCACAGGTGCTACGTTAGCTGGTATCTACAGATTAATAAAAGGATAATATGAGTGTAACTTTAAAAAGACCAATGTTTAGAAAAGGTGGAGAAGTAGAAGAGGGTATTATGGAATTAGCTACACCTAGAAGAAACTATGATGAAGGTAAAACTAGAGAAGAAATATTTGCAGAAGCTGTAGGTGGTCTAACTCCACAAGCTCAAAAATATGCTCAATCAATGTCACAACTTGCTGGATTAGGAAGAGCATCAAATCAAGATTTATTAACTAACGTTTTAATACAAGGTGGGTTAAGAGGTATGTCAACTGCAGGTAAAGGCAGCACACTTGCAAACTTAGCTTCTGCTTTTGAAGCACCTGTAGGTCAAGCGTTGAAACAAAGATCAGCAAATAAAATGTTAGATATTCAAGGCGCTATGAAAGGACTTGAACTTGGTTCAAAAGTAGATATTGCTGAACGAAAAGCTTTACAGCAAAAACAATTTGAATCTGGAACTATCGAGTCAATTACAAAAGATATACAAGCTGTCTTAGGTAAAGACGTTGTAGGGGAAGAAGCTAAACAGTTGGCAGTTAACTTAGCTCCTTTTGTTGCAAAAGGGAGACAAGCTCAACAACAAGCTGGTGTAAGATTTGCAGGAATTTTACCAGTGGATAGATCTACAGGTGAACCAAATTTATCACCCAAATTTGGTTTAGCTAGACAACCAAACGGGACAGTTTACGTACACCCATTTCAACAATTATTTTATGTAGTACAAGATGGACAACTAGAAGTAGCAGATCAAGAAACATTGAAGCTTCCAACAGAGGAGTAAGATGAGTAGTTATAGTCTCACTAGACCAGATCAAGAAAAAGATCGAAAGAAAAAAGGTGGTTATTCTTTAACACCTAAAACTGGAGGATACTCTCTTACACTTGAAGAAGATATTGAACAACTTACACCACCAGCAGCAGATGATAATGAAGTAAGTCAAATACACGGTGCCATGGCAGGTATTGCATCTGGTATTATTAAAGTGCCAGAAGGTATATTTTCTTTAGGCGCAGAACTTTTGGACTTTACAGGTATGACAGTAGATGCTGCAGCGAAAGTAGAACAAGCTTTTGATACCATTAACATATTTGAAGAGACAGCTGAAAAAACAGCCGCAGGTAAAATTACACAAGCATTAGTACAAATTGGTGTACCGGCGACAGCTGCTGCAACAGCTGCAAGAAAATTAGCTTTAAAAGGTTTACGTGCTAGAAAAGCAGGGTTGTATTTAAATCCAAAAGCAAAAAATTTACAAAAAGGTTATAAAAAAGCAAAACAATTAAAATTAACTACAGGTCAAAATATAGCAGCTATAGCTTTAGGTGGTGCAGCAGGAGAAACTTTAGTTGGTGATGTAGAGGATATCGGAACTATTGGAGATGTATTTGAAGCTGGTCCAACAGAACTAGATAGAGATGTGCAAGCAGATTCACAAAAAGATGCGGGAAGAAAATTATTAAACAGATTAAAATTTAGTGCTGAGTCCATACCTCTTACAGGATTAGTATTTGGCGCAGGTGTTGGATTAAGAGAACTAGGTAAACGTGGTAAACAAGCTATATAT